GGCGGGGGTCTTCTACCTGCGCTATCGAGTGGAAAAGTCACGGGGATTTTGGGGGAAGCAACAGGCGCTGCCGAGCAATCGGTCGAATGCCGGGAAATTTCCGGTGATTGTACTCGACGGCGAAATCGACCTGGGATGGGGGGATTGGTGATGAAGAGGGCGACGATTTTGTCGGCGGTCCTGACAATGATGCTTTTGAGTGGATGCGCAGAGTGGGAAACGTACACGCCCAGCGCTATCGACTTGACGCGTATAGTTGAGGAGATTCCGCCTGGCCCAACGCGGGATATGATCCAGGCTACGGCGGTCCAGCGATACGTGGAGGCGGAGATGCTCCGTCAGCAGGCGGCTCAGGCTCAGGCTACAGCGGACGCGGCGCGGATCCAGCACGAGCAACGGGTAGCTCAGATGACTGCCGAGGCTCAGGCCTACGAGCGGGCCAGGGCCAGCGCGGCGGAGGCGACGCGCCAGGCGTTGGATGCTCAAGAGAGACAAAACGCAATCAACGCGACGGCGACGGCCCAGGCGGCATTAGCCCAGGCGGAGGCGACCCGACAGGCGGGCTATGCCAGAGCGACCGCCACGGCGGAAGTGGCTCACGTGACCGCCACGGCGCAAGCGTGGGCAGTACAGGCAACGGCTACGGAAGAGGCACGCCGGGCAACGGCTACAGCGCAGAGTGAGAGAGCGACCGCCACGGCGCGGGCCTATTCGATCCAAACGACCGCTACGACAGAGAGCCAGATTGCTACCGCGACTGTGGTGGCCAGGCAGGACGCGGCATCAGCTACCGCAGTACAGGCGACGGCGGCGGCCGTGGCGCGTCTGGACCGGAGAGAAGCGCTTCTGGAGCCGGTGCGGGCGGTGGGGGTTTTGCTCGTGATTCTCTGTGGAATCGGAGGCGTTGGTTATCTGGGCCTTCGGATATGGAATCTGATCGAGGACCGTGGGCGGGTGATCCGGCGTCAGCCGGATGAGGGAGAGCCGATTGTGGTCCTGGATCGGGAACGGATTGCGTTGCCAATGCGTCAGTTCGGTTCGTATGCTGATATGACGCGCGGATCAGAGCGGGCGCCGATGCTGGCGCCGTCCCCGGAGCTTCAGGAGCGGGCTACGGCGCGTCAGCAGACGGTCAATCTGGAGCACGCCAGTCAGACGGGTGACGTGGTTAAAGCTCGTCACCAGCCTAAAAAGGAGAAGGTTCGGAATGTGATTTTCCCTGGCGGTGTTCCGTTGCCACCACCGCGGATGCGCGGTCGACCAGAGCAGGGGTTGAGGGGGGTGCGGACGATCGGAGCGCTGGATCAGGCCGCGGCGGACGGCGTGTTGCCACCGCAACTGGCCCAGGCGATCGAGGGGCAATGGGAGGAAATGGGGGATGAATAATCAACCAGCATCATATAGTGAGGTGGTGACGTACTGGCGTGGGCTGATTGCAACGCTGAAACAGCGGGGGATGCTACGCCAGAAGCGGGAGAACCGGACGGCGGTGATCCCCAGTGCCGAGGCGTTGGTGCTGCCGGATCGGGTGATCTTCTTGCTCGATATGAATCGATTGGCGGGGATCTCTCGCGAAGATTGGCTCGACCGGGATATGTGGCTCCAATTGCGGGCTACGCTCCGCGGGCGGCGGTGTTTCGTGGCGGACTCGGCCGGGTTGGCCGTGGTGGTGGCTAGGGAGCCAGGCGAGCCCCAGCGGAAGCGACTTCCGCGGCGGGTGGTCCTGGAGGTGGATCGGGTGCCCGGTGGACGATACACGGCGCTTCTTGGAGTCTCCCGCGCCGATGATGTGGTGCTCGACCTGGCGCGGGGAGAGCGGGCGATGCTGATCGCAGGTAGCTCGGGCCGGGGAAAGACGACGGCGATTCTCAGTATCTTACTTCAGTTGATCGGGAAGAACGGACCTGACACGCTCCAGTTGGCTATCGTGGATCTCAAGCGGCTCGATTTTACACCGTTGGGTAACCTGCCCCATCTTGTCCGTCCCATCGCCACTAAGGCGGAGGACGCGGCCGAGCTGGTAGCGCGGGTACGGGAAGAGATGGAGCGACGATTTGACGTGATGAGCGCTGCCCAGGTGACGAGCTGGGATCGGATGCCGCCGGGGGAGGGCTTCCCCCTGCTCTTGGTGGTGGTCGATGAGTGCGCAGATTTCGCTAAGTCTCAGGTGATGGATGACCTGGTCGAGCTGGCCAGGAAAAGCCGCGCGGCGGGGATCTCTCTGATCCTGGCGACCCAGCGGCCGGATAAGGCGGTGCTCAGCCGGCAAGTCAAGGCGAATTTGGAAACGCGGATTTCCTTCGCTGTGACGGATCGATATGAGTCCCAGGTGATCCTAGACCGGCAAGGTGCGGAGAAGCTGGCTCGAGTGGGACAGTGTTTGACCAACGCCGGGGGGGGCTGGCGGAAGGCCCAGGCGGTCTACGTGCCTGAGGATGCGCTAGGAGAGTGGCTCGACGTGGCGGATGCCCGGCCGGTGTTGACCGAGGTCGAGGCGGCGCTGGTGCGGTACGCGATCAAGGAGCTCGATGGTGCGTTTGTGACGGACCGGCTTTATGAGGCCCAGGAAGATGGAGATTTGGGAGCCGAGGAGCGGTTGAGTAAGTATGCGATCAATAAGCTGGCGAAAGCGTGGGAGCGACGGGGGTGGCTGACGCTTCCAGGGCGCAATGCCCAGGGCCATCCTGTGGGCCGCCAGGTCACGCAGGAGCTAGAACGACTGGCTAACCTTACCATGACCCCTACCACGACCCGCACCACGACTCAGAGGGCCGTACCACGCCTTACCAGCCCTACCACGGCACCACGATCGGAATGGTCCCAGGCAGGGGAGGGGGAGGTGGAGCTTCCTCCTTTCCTGGAAAAGAGGTTCTCAGGAGGTAAACTGTGACCCTTATAGAGTTTTTGGCAAAGCTGGATTGGTTCGAGCGCGTGGATGAGATTTTCAGGGCTATGAAAGGGGAAAAGTCTCACCGCTTTGCGATCGACCGCTGGTGCGGATGGGCCGGTCAGGAGATTGAGGATATGCTGGCCGAGAATGGGATCCGGATCTGGGGTCGTGCATTCGATGATGATCACCTGTTCTTCCGCGTGCGCGTTCAACAGGCGCGGTGGGCCGAGTATCTGATGGCACGTGAGAATCTGCCAATGAAAAGCAAGCCGGTGGATGAAAGGAATCTGACCCATGCGCGGGCGGGCGATGGGGAACCTGGATTCGTTGAGTGGTTGCTCAAAGGAGGGGGACGTGAAGGTGGGGGCGGATAGCGTGCTGGAGCGACTGGAGGAGCGGATTGTGGCCGCGACGTCGAAGGCAGCTGATGAGATGATCGGGTACATTGAGACGCCGGAGGAGGCCGGGGCGATTCTCCTGGCTTTCTCCACGCTACGGCGCTTCCTGGTGGACGCGATGTGGGCTGAGATCGAGCGCCACGCGAACAGTGTGTAGGATGGCGCTAGATATTATTAGCGGGACGTGTAGAGAGCCCCTCGCTCTTGGTTGAGCGGGGGGTTCTTGCTGTGGCGCAACAAGGCACGTTATTGTACCTATGCAAAATCGGAGCGCATCAGGGGAATAATTATAGTCTTTATCAGAATAACCCAAAAAGTACCAAATTGACCCTTGACAAATCGGTACCGTTGTGGTACCATAGTGGTACAGCAGAGATAGAGAATCCCGATAGAGGGATGAGGGCAAAACCCAGAATCCCAGTGAGAAAAGGAGAGATCGAAATGGAGAACACGCAGATGACGGAGAAGCAACTGAGAGAGATGATCGAGACCTACCTAGAGCACGGAGATTTCGAGGTCAGCGAGTACGCCCGGGTCGAGTTCGCCGGGCTCACGGCGATGCTGGCTCAGCCGTGGGCGCATGAGAATCTGGAGAGAATCGACTTCGATGGCAACGACTTCGACGCTCTGTCCGATTTCGCTCACGAGAAGGCCCGGGCCGAGAATCTCATCCCCGGCCACGACTATCGGTAGTCATCAGTTAGTCCCCCGCCCGGCAGGCCCTCATCCGGGCGGGGGCAAAGGAGAAGAGAATGAAACAGCTGAAATTCAATGTCGGATCGGACACCTACGAGAAATGGGAGCAGATCGCAGCAGGCTACACCAGCAACGTCGCAGCGTTCGCCGCTCTGGTCGAGAGCTATTACTGGCGCCATCAAATGCACGAGCACGAGGAGGAGACGATGGAAGGGCAAATCGAGAGCATCCGTGTGGAGTTCAGCGTGGATAGCGTCGCTGGAGGAGAGGAGATCTCTCGCGACGAGATGGGTGACTATGCTGATAGCCTATCCGCAGAGCTGCAGCAGGAGTACCCTGGGGCAGAGGTCGAGGTTGTTCAGGGGATCAACGATCACGTACAGATATACGCCCAGGACAACTACAGGCTGGAGGAGGAGGCCTTGATTGAGGTGCAGGAGCTGATGCACGATCACTGGCAGACCTGGATCGATAGGGCATCCGCGGCTCGGTAGCCGTTCACCGCAAGCAAGCCCCCGCCACGCCGGCGGGGGCTTTTGCGTACAGGTACAATAACAGATATTGCAATCCCAATATTTGTCGACCGCCTCGCCCCACATCACCAGTTCTACGGGTCTGAGCATCGATCAGGCTCTTTTTTGTCCTGGTTTTGGGATATATTCGCTATAAGAAATATCATTACATTGTTTTTCATGGTAAAATGGAGGAAATGTACGGGGGCTTGCCGTGCGGCGTTGGGGGAACGGGATTGCGCCGTCCGATGATTGGACGGTGCTTTTTGCATTGCATGAGGAGGGGGTAGATGTCGGGAGAGGGGCTGGGCATTCTGCAGAAGTCGCTTTTGGTGGTGATTGAGGTCGCGGTCCCGGTCTTGCTCGCCTGGGGAGTCGCCGAGCTGAAGGTTCACCTAAAGCGGGTCCGCCAGCGGGATGAGTGGTGGGTCATTGAGGAGGCTGTCAGTCGCGCTGTCACCGCGGCCGAGCAACTTGGCCTCACCGACGAGCTGGAAGAGTGGGGGGAGACGAAGCTCGATGCGGCGCTGTTGTTCGTTGAGCGCGAGCTGGCCGCCCGTGGGGTTCCGCTCGATCTACACGAATATGCCGAGGTCATCCGGGCAATGATAGAGGCCGAGGTGCGGAGGCAGTTTCCCAACGAGATCGAGGGCTAGTTCGTGGACACTTCTGACGTCATCACCACCGCGATTGCTATCGCTAGCGTTGCGATTTCGCTCTATTCGACGCTAACATCGGCGCGCAAATCGGAGGTCGAAACCCTTCGCGGGATCATAGACGAGCTGGAGAAAGAGGTCAACCGGTGGAAGGAACGGTACCACCGGGTTTGTGAGTGGATCGAGAGTTTGGGGTACGATCCGGCGGACGCCGATTTGTGGGGGCTAGACGAGGATGAATGAGAGCGTATTCGAGTTGTTGAAAATGCTCCAAACCACGTTGGCGCAAGCCAGCGTAATCACCGATAGGCTCTATGACGCTCTCGACACACCGGACGAGCCCGAGTTGTGGGTGCTGCCGGTAGGCACAGAGGATTTCCCGCCTGAGCGGTGGTACGTGGCCCAGCGGCATACTCAGTCCCATACCGGCCTCGACATCAACCTTGATGAGCCTCCTTGGGGCGACGTCGAGCGGGGCTTTCCCATCTTCTCTATCGCTTCGGGAATGGTGCTCGAGGTGGGGCAGAGTGACGGGTGGCTCAGCGTGGTGGTAATTCGGCACCAGCACGAAGGGGATCCGATCTACGTCCGGTATGCCCACCTCGAGAGTATTTCGCTTTTCGAGGGTCAGGGGGTCGAAGCCAACAATGTGGTTGGCTACCTGGGCAACTGGAAGGGTGGTGATGGCGGGGATCACCTCCACTTCGATATGGCGCTGGATCATTTCCATTGGGCGGCTTGGCGGACACCGGGCGTGACATGGGTCGATCCAGTACCGGTTCTCAAGGCTCATATCAATCCGGATTTGGTCGATGCAATGATGCGTAGGGGTGACTGATTGATTTTCCGCTTAGAGACCGGTTTGGTGAGCGGGACGAATAACCTGGAGATGGCAGCCTCGTTCATGAGGAGGATGTACAGATGATGGCGGATTCAGTACCGGACCAGACGGATCCCAAGCGTGTCCCCCGCACGTCTCCCGGTTCGTGTGGTCCGGTGTTGAGCGCGTCATCCCGCCGGCAGACGCTTCCGGGAATGTCTAGCGCTGTGGTGCCTGCCGACGAAGAAAGTCAGATTCGCAGTATCGAGGCCAAAGCACGATTTGAGGGCAAACACGGCGGCGATCCGGATTGGCTCACCTACTGGGATTTGCTGGAGGATGGATGGCCCTGGCGGAAAGCGGCCTACATCACCTGGGTAATTATGCCCAGGGACCAGCGAGCGATTCGGACGGAGAAAGAGTTTGCGGTGCGGGAGCTGGGCCTGACCAGCGCACGGAAGATCCGCGATTGGAAGAATGACGAGCTCTTTGTGGACTTCATTCGGCAGACGGCCCAGGCGCGTTTGGCCACGGCGCGGCTCGATATCTGGGAAGCGCTGATCGAATCGGCGTCGAATCCGAACCCGCGGAATCACGCAGATCGGAAGATGGCACTCCAGATGCTGGGGGATCACGAGGAGACGCTGCGCATTGGCGCTATTCAGCCGGACGATCTCCAACGAATGACTGAGGAAGAGAAGCGCGCGCGTTTGCGAGAGCTGAGGCGAAAGAATGCCGCTGAGTGAAGCCGAACTGATCGAGAAAGATCTTCTCGAAATCGATCTGGCCCGGACGAATTACCTGGATTTCGCTCGATACGCCTACCGGGGCTGGCAGGATTCGGCTCACGTGGAGATTCTGGCGGCCTACCTTCAGGAGGTAGAGCGGTACGTGGCGACCCAGGGGCGGGAGGGGATCGGCCGGTTGCTGATCTTTATGCCGCCCCGGCACGGCAAGAGCCTCAACTCATCTACGTTGTTTCCGGCCTGGTTTCTGGGCCGGAATCCGGATTGTAAGGTGATCATCGCCAGCTACAACAGCTCGCTGGCAACGGGTTTCTCCCGCCAGGCGCGAAACGTGGTGCTCGACAATCCGTACCGCGCTGTATTCGGCGATCTCTCGGCCGGGGACCCGGTCCAGATCTCCGGGGACAGCCGGAGCGTGGAGCGGTGGACGCTGGAGGGTCACCGCGGCGGGATGGTGGCTGCGGGTGTGGGCAGCGGAATTACGGGCAAGGGCGCCCACCTGATGATCATCGATGATCCACATAAGGATCGAGCGGACGCAGAGAGCAAGGCCCGGCGGGACGCGGTGTGGAACTGGTGGACCTCGACGGCGTACACGCGTCTGGAGAACAATGCGGCCGTGATTGGGATTCTCACCCGCTGGCACGCCGATGACTGGGCTGGGCGTCTGCTCCGGCAGATGGTCGAGGAGCCCGGGGCGGATCGGTGGGAGGTCCTATGTCTTCCAGCGATCGCCGAGGAGTGGGCCGAGAAGGTTGAGCCGGATCAGGTCCGGGAGGCAGTTCGGTCGGGGTGGTGGATGGGGGTCGATCCGATGGGGCGTGAGCCTGGTCAGGCGCTTTGGCCGGTCAAGTACTCGATCGAGGCGTTGCAGGCAATCAAGGCCAATATCGGCGGCTACGATTTCGACGCGCTTTATCAGCAGCGGCCCTGGCGGACCGAGGGGGCGATGATCAAGGCGCGGAAAATCAAGATCATCGATCGGGAGGACGTGCCGCGGGGGATGCGACTCTATCGGTACTGGGATCTGGCGGTGGGCCGGAAGAAGGCCGATTGGCTCTCGGGAGTGCTGGGCGGCCGGGATCGGCAGAAGAATTTCTACATCATCGATATCGCGCGTATTCCGGCGCCCTGGTCCTCTGCCCGGCCGCGGATGATCGATGTGATGCTCAACGACCCGATGGAAGTTGTCCAGGGGATTGAGATCGGCGGGCAGCAGGACGGCTATTACCAGAACTTCCGGGACGATGACCGGCTTCATATGCGCGCCATCGAGGCGGTGCTGCCCAAGGGCGACAAGGAGGCGCGCGCTCAGCTCTGGGGCACGCGGATCGAGGACGGGAAGGTGTTTATGGTCCGCGGGCCGTGGAACGACGATTTCATCGCCGAGGCGGTGGCGTTCCCCAACGGGGCGAATGATGACCAGGTCGACGGTGTCAGCGGCGTTTGGCAAATGTGTCCGGGATACGTGGCGATGTCGGATCTTCCTCAGGCGCCGACGGTGCCGAGCCGCTGGGATCCGTTTGGGGAGATTGGTGGGATGGCTGAGCTGGCGGGCGAACGTGGTAGGTGGGGGGTCTGATGCCAACTGCTCCGATGGGTGAGGTGGGGCGCACCGGATTGCTGACGTTTGCCGGTCAGGTGACCGAGGCGTACACCAGCAAGCTCGAATGGCCCGATGCGTACAACGTTTACGATGAGATGCGGCGCCGGGATCCCACCATCCGAACGATGTGGAACGCGCTGATTATGCTGGCCAGGACAGCCACCTGGTACTTCGAGCCCGATTCTGAGGCGGACGAGGACAAGCGCGCGGCGGAGTTTCTCAATAGCTGCATCGCCGATATGAGCCATACCATCGAGGATGCGATTGAGGACGCGCTGACGTGCGTGATGTTTGGCTGGTCGTGGCTGGAGATCTGCTACAAGCGGCGCGATGACGGGCTGATCGGCTGGCGAAAGTGGGCCGTGCGGCGCCAGTCATCGTTTCATGAGTGGGACTTTGATGACACCGGAGGGGTTCATGCGCTGATCCAGGCGCCGGCGCCGACCTATGAGCTGATCCCGATCCCGATCCAGAAGAGCCTTCATTTTACCTTCCAGCGGGATGGGGGGAACCCGGAGGGAATGAGTCTGCTAGAATCCCTCTACGAGACATGGTACTACATCAAGAATCTGCAGATCATCAACGGGATTGGCTGGAGTCGTTCGTTTGTGGGACTTCCGAAGTTTGAGTTCGAGGAAAAGCCGAGCCCAGAGGATCTGGCAAAAGTCGATGAGATTGGCCAGGGGTTGACAGTCGACGCGAAACAGTATGTCAGTCTCCCGCCAGGCGTTCGGATGGATCTGGTGACAGCGCAAAACAGCGGGGCAGATGCGTTGCTGCAGACGATCCAGTATTACCGGCTATTGATGCTCCAGACGATGCTGGCCGATTTCATCAACCTGGGGACTGGTCAGACGGGGAGTTGGGCGCTGGGTAGCGACAAAAGCCAGCTCTACCTGATGGCGACCGATGGGACCCTCGACCGGCTGGCGAACGTTGGGAATCGATTCGGCGTGCCGCGGTTGTTGGAGTTCAACCCGCAGATCGCGGGGTCGGCGTCGCTGACTCACACGCCGGTCGAGAAGCCAGCGCTGGGACAGCTGGGAAATTGGCTCCAGCAGGTGGCTCAGCTGATCACCTGGACCGAGGAGGATGAAAACTGGATCCGGAAGCGGACCGGGATGCCGACGCGCAAGGGCGACGGAGTGGAGGATCAAGAACAGGACGAGGACCAGGATCCTGAGTCGGACGAGGAAGAGTTAGCCGAATTGGCAGAGTTCGCAGAGTGGGACGGCCGGGACGAGGACCGGGCGGCGATCGAGGCAGACCTATCAGATGACGTCGAGAGGTTCTTGGCGGAACAGCTTGGCCGGGTGCGATCGGAGATGGAGCGTTCGCCCCAGAACAACGTGGGTGAAGACGATGGGTTCTGGGAAGCCGAGACCCAGACCTTCCGCCAGCGGTTCCTGGGCCAGCTTCAGCAGATCGTTAACGGGTTGGTCGACATCGCTATCGATGACGTCACCGCGCAGCTTGGGGGTGGCGCGGATTGGGCGGGCGTCAACGCGGACGCGGCCCGGTGGGCGCGGGAGTATGTGGGGGAGCTGATCACCGGCATCACCGAGACCACGCGGGCCTCGGTGCGGGAGGACGTGGCGGCCTGGATCGAGACCGGCGCGCGGCTAGATGATCTAATCGATGCGTTGGCGCCGACGTTCGGCCGCCGGCGGGCGGATCTGATCGCCTCAACAGAGGTTACGAGGGCCTTCGATGAGGCGAACGACCTGGTGCGCCAGTCAGTGGGGTTGCCGAGGGCAGAGAAGAAGGCTCCCGCTCACCCGCGTTGCCGGTGCGCTACGCGACCGCAGTTGTTGCCCAATGGGGAGTGGTGTGTGGTCTGGTACACCGTTCGCGGCGATCGCGTCTGCAAACAGCCGTTGAACACGCCGTGGGGTGGGGTCAACGGGTGCCGCGATCTCCACAAGATGATTGTCAGTGAAAACTACGGAGGGCGCATGCTTTCCGACGTGCGGGCGGAGTTGAGGGGATGACGGATGGAGTTCAGGGGTATCCAGTCGTTCTTGCGGGAGCTGCGGGATATGGAAGCACGAATCGAGCAGTTTCCCGACCAGGCTACCGAGCGATTGAGAACGGTGGTTCACCAGGGATTGATGCTATTGGCGACCTACGCCGCCGATTATCCGCCCAAGCCGCCGAACAGTACTTATCGGCGGACGGGGACTCTGGGTCGGGGTTGGACAGCCGCGACACCGCAGATTACCGTGAGTGGGCACGTTCTGGGGGGTCGGATCACCAACGCGATCCCGTACGGGCCGGAGGTCCAGGGGCCGGGCCAGCAGTTGCCGGTACACCGTGGCCGCTGGGAGACGACGGACGAGATCGTCTCGGGCCACGTGGCAGAGGTGCATTCGCTGCTGGTGACCGAGGGGTACGAGCTAGTGGAGGGATTGGCTAATGCCTAACTTGAGGGTCGATTTTTTGTTCACCGAGTTCCAGGAAGGGAAGCCGGTCGAGGTTATCCGGACTGGTGAGTTCGTAGATCGGTACGGTCGGGACGTCGAGGTGACGATGGAGGACCTGGACGCCTATGTCGCCAACTTCGAGGCGGGGGCGGCGGGGCAGGAGGTGCCAGTTGACGTTCTCCACGAGCGGGCTGAGGCGGCTGGGTGGGTTCAGAGCCTGTGGCGGGAGGGCGATCGCCTTCTGGCGATGGTTGACTGGAACGAGTTCGGTAAGCAATTGGTGGGGGATAAAGTCTATCGCTACATCTCCGCCACCATCGACACCGCGAAGAAGGTGCTTAAGTCGATCAGTCTGGTCAACTTTCCGGCGGTGAAGGGTCTCCGGCCGGTGGAGCTGAGCGATGGGGCGTACGCGCTGGAATCGGGCGGAATGCGGTCCCTGGGCAGAAAGATTCTGGATGGGATCGCCGCTGGTTTGGCGCGCTACGATCTGGCTGATGGGGAGCCGGGGACTGTGACAATCAGCGGGTATCTGCAGGCGCGGATGCATCGGCAGTTTACGACTATCGCGGATGACCTGGCGGCTTCGGGCTATCTCAGTGTAGAAGAGAGGATTGGCTTATCGAGTGCCATCGGGGACGCGCTGGAGGTTTTTGCGAATAACGTGGGTGAGGCGGGCAACCGCATGATTCGGGTTGACGTGCCGATCTTCGGTGCGTATTTCGGAGGTGCTGATGAGGGTGACTATGAGCTAGAGGACGACGAGGAAGAGGGTGGAGAAACCGAACCAAGTAAGGAGGTTGAGATGGGACTGACAGAGCAGGAACGCGCGGAACTGCGCAATGAGCTGCGTCAGGAGATCCTGGCGGAGTTTGAGCAGAAAGAGCAGACCCGGGCCGAGTTGGCCGAGGAGCTGCGCGTCGAGGTTGAGGCAGAGATGGCGGCTCACTTCGAGCGGAAGCGGGAGCTGGGCGAGTTCGCCGCGGAGGTATGCGGTGGAGACGCCGGGCTGAGTATCGATCCCGACGAGCTGGTCGAGCTGATGGCCGAGCTGGACCAGGAGACGGCCGATCGGATGAAGGGGATCCTCAAAGCCAAGGTGGTTCCGTTCCGCGAGCTGGGCTCCAGCCGTGAGGGTCAGGGCGACAAGAAAGAGCTCCCGGCCGAGTATGCCGAGGCGCTCGACGCGGGTGAAATCGAGCTATCCGATCTGCAGAGCTCCATCCTGGAGCTGGGCGATCTGGATCAGTATGACCTGTCCAAGTGGCAGGGGAGGGAGTAGCCGATGACGGTTCTAAGCGCGGATGTGCAACGACCGGTCAAGCCGCCTTCGAAGGGGCTTTCGACGTTTCCGGTCAAGTTGATTGGATATACGAACAAGGGTGATGGCAACACTGCCCACACGGTCTACAAGGGGTCGATTCTGATCATCGACGTCAGCGACTCCGATGGCTATGGCCGTGCGCTGGATGACGAGACCGTCGCCAGCGGTGATGTATTCGCTGGAGTCGCGGCCGAGCAGCAGGTGGTCGATAGCGATATCACCGGCGACGGCGATGCGTCGGTCACTGCCTACCGGGATGGGATCTGGGGCTTCGCCAAGGGATCCCTCACGATCGCCGACGTGGGCGCCAATGCCTACGCCTCTGACGATAACACCATCACTACCACCTCGTCCAACAATCTGTTCGTCGGGAAGATCGTGGATGTGGACGACACCTACGTCTGGGTCGACATCGCTCCGGCGTGGATGCGCGAAGCGGACGACGCCCCGTAAGCGGGCGTGAGTGAAAGGAGAAACTAGCAGATGATCGTTAGAACAGACGTTGTTGGTCGTCTTGAACGGGGAGCAAAGGTCAATTTCCTCAAGGCGAAGAAAGAGTATCGTCCCAAGCGTGCGGCGTTTTGCAAAGAAACGCCGAGCGACGGGGCGTTCGAGATGTATGTCGACATGGGCGCCGTGCCGTTCCCGTCCGCTAACGGCGGGCAGGGCGGCGACACGGGCACCGACGGCCGCACCGGGCACCCCCAGGTGGGCGGGCTCCACGAAGGTGGGCCGGTGACCATCCTGGGCGGCAACGAGCGCGGCCTGACCGTTCACAACCGGGATTGGCCGATTACCATCGGTATCTATCACAACGCCATCAATGACGACCGCGTCGGTGGACTGGAGCAGTGGGCGCGTAGCGCCAGCTGGCGCTTCGAGCAGCACAAGGATTACCTAGCATTCCAGCTTCTCAACTCTGGCGGCGCTGACACCTACGGCCATTGCTATGATGGTCAGAACTTCTTCTCTGCTAGCCACGCCGATCCCGGCGCCGAATACACCACCGCCCAGGATAATGAGTATGCCCTGTCGCTCAGCCTGGATAACTTCGAGACTGTCTTCAACGCGGCCGGACTCTTCGTGGACGATCGAGGGGAGCCGTGCGGATTCGAGCACACCCTCTTGATCCACGCGCTTGAGCTCCGGCGCACCGCCGCCCAGATCGTGGACAATCAGTGGGCGTATGATGTCGCCAACCGGGAGATCAATCCCTATCGCGATGGCGTGACCGGTCTCCAGGCCCCCGGTGGGTATCTGGACAGCTCCGCTTGGTTCCTGGTCGATCCCAGTCAGCCCGCCAAACCTGTCAACCTGCAGATCCGGCAGCAGCCTCAGCTCGTCTACTGGGATGACTACAGCCAGGTGCCCAGCGGAATCCGGTACTACAGCTGGGTCGCCCGGTACGAAGGGTTCTACGGCGATTGGCGGCTGTGCATCCAGGGCAACACGTAGGCCGATGACGGGTGATCAGCTAGCACGGAACGCGGCCTGTGTGGCGGCGGGGCGGGATCCCGTCGCGCCGCCACCGGCCGCTGAATGAAAGGAGAAGGGACATGAGAAAGAGGATTCAGGATATCGCTGTTGCCGTGGTGTTGGCCGTTACGCTCGCGCTGGGGCTGTTCTTCCTGTTGAGCTCAGCGGAAGAGCCTGTGGACGTGGGGATCCAGAGCTTGAGTGGGTACGCCTTCCGGCTGGAGGACGACACTGGGTCGGTGATCTTCAGTGTGAGCGATTCGGGTGGCGTCGATGGGCTACAGACCCTCGACGCGGACGGCGCGGTGACACTGAACGACACGATGGACGTGGATGGTAACATTACCAGCGGCACTGGCGCGATCACGATGACCGATGACCTGATGGTCGACGGCGCGGCCGATGCTGTTCAACTGACTGTTCAAGGCTACACGACTCAGACTAGCAACCTCGTCGTCTTCGAGCAATCGGATGGTACCGACGTGGTGACAGTGGGCAACGGTGGTGCGTTGGGTATCGAGGGTGATCTGACCTTTGAGAATGATGAGACGATCTCCAATGCCAACAACGGCACGCTGACGGCCACGGTGGCCAGCGATGGGTACTTCGTCGTGTCGACTGGCAACTTCGTTGTGGGAGACCCCAGCGGCGCGAGCCTCACCATCAACGGGCTTGACGCATACATCCAGGGCAACCTGGAGGCCGATGGTAACACCCGCCTCGACGGCGATGTGACCCTCGGCGTGGGTGACCTGACGATGAGCAACGGCCATATCTACAAGGAGTTCGAGGATCTGACGGTCACCGATGGGGAGACGATCACCCCTACGGATCAGGCCGATATCATCGCGCTTGATTCGGGTGGCGCCGTGACGATCACCATCGCGGCCTGCTCAACGGACGGACACGAGTTGACGTTGATTGGTGATGACAACAACACGATCACGATCAACGCCACCAATCTGCGGACCACCGACGGCAACGCGCTCGATATGGGCCAGTACGACGTGATCAAGATGATCTGCCAGGATACCGAGTGGCTCTTGATGTTGGAGAGCAACAACCAGTAGAGGGGGAACTGATGGCGACGATGTATAGCGTGCAACTGAAGGGCGATTATCGGTACCCAGTGATCGTAGTCTGCGGACGTCGATTCACCAAGGTCGAGCCGGTGAGGGTCCAGGTCGGGGATATGACAGATGAGATCCGCGACTGCCAGAATCTGGAGATCACCGAGATCATGGAGGCGGATGTGGACCAGGTGGATGCGACGAATGCTGCTCGGGCATTGGCAGAAGAGCACGGCGTCGATCTGCAGGCGCTGGCTCCGGGCAGTGGCGAAGAAGGCCGAGTGCTGGTGGCGGATGTGGAAGCGGCGCTGTAGACGTAGCGCAGCAGAGGGTGAGTCCAGGGTGGGAGGGGCGAGGAGGATGAGATGCAAGAAGTGACGTTGGGACCTGGGACGACTCCGTGGTCGTCTTTAGATGTGGATGAGGCTGGAGAAGAGGTTGTCGCGACGGCGACGCGATTGAAGGCGATCACGTTGATCAATCTCACGGACGCGAAGTTGTATGCATTCTTCTACAACAAGAAGCTGGCTGATGTGACGGTGGGGGAGACCGAGGCGTATTTCTCGTTGCCGGTGCCGACAGCGGGTAGCACTGACGGCGGCGGGGTCGTGCCGGGGATCCCGGCTGAGGGGATTGAATTTGATACGGCGGTCAGCGTTGCGGTGACGACGTCGGCTGATGGGACTGGTGCGCCGAGCGCGAACGCGTGTGCTGTGCTCATTTGTCATACGTGATCGTATGGTAATGAGCATTATGGGGGCTGAGTAGATGGGCATTATCAGTGGGCGCGGGGGATTCATTCCGGGGATGTTCGGGATAGGTGGTGGATTCGTTAATTTAATCCTCAACCAGTACTCCACAGACCTGATTGGATTTTGGATTCAGGACGAAACGAGCGGGGCAACGGCGGAGGACTCGTCAGCCGAGGGAAATGATGGCGCCTATACTGGCGTCACACTAGCCGACGCCACATATCTAGGCAGGCCAGTTCCGCGGTATGACGGAGTAAATGACGTGCTTGACGTGGATTCTGCTGGACTAGATGCAGATTTTGATGGGCGAGAAGGGGCGTTGATTGTGCCAGCTCGCGTCTTTAATAGCGGAGTGTGGACCGATGGCAACAACAGGACGCTGGCACAATTCCGCGTTGATGCACAAAACAGATTGTATATCACGAGTCCAGCCGACGACAAAAGCATACTGTATCGTTATGAGGCAAACGGGACAAGCGAGTCATACACGCACACAACCGAGGACACGGACTGGGCGCGGTATGGAATGACGTGGTCGCATTCGGCTGACGAGGTGGCGTATTACGCCAATGGATCTAGATTATTTGCGGACACTGGGCTGGGCGCGTGGGCAGCCGGGGCGCTTGTAGTAGCAACGATTGGAGCATTCTCTGCCGCGCCAGCCGGCGTGTGGAACGGATGGATCGGCCCCGTGCCCCTGTGGGCGACTGCGCTGAGCCGGTCTGTGATGGAGCGCCTGACGGCATGACATGAGTTGGCACGGATACGTGATGATACATTCCAGCGATGTTGCGTCTGCTCAATCGGCTGTGATCGGCGGGGATAATCCAAGCCACAACTGGCACTCCGTTGATGTGGGGGATTATATCATCGCAGAGGCGTTGTTTGACGCATCTGCATTAAGCGGCATCCATCGAATGGGTAGGCTGAGATCGTGGAGTGGGAGCGGCCAGTGCGCCAGACGGTTTTTGTCCGCTGCGATATACTCAGTCACCAGTCTGAATGATAGCGGAGACGGAACATTGCGTGATGCGCTTGAGGCGGACGGAGAGCGAATTATAAAATTTGATGTATCAGGCACAATCGAATTAGAGAGCCAGATTGCTATCACGAACCCGGATGTGATAGTGCTTGGCGAAACGGCTCCTAATGGCGGGGTGTGCGTAAAGGGCAATCAGATTAGCATTGAGACGCACGGAGTGATCTTGCGTCATTTGCGAATAAGGCCGGGCGCGGTTTTGTGCGATGCATTGCATTTTATGAGTCCGGCGCGGGACGTTGTTGTTGAAAACTGCTCATTGAGCTGGGGCGTTGATGAGAATCTAGGCATCGGCAACCCGGTCGAAGATATCGTGATCCGCGACTGCATCATAAGTGAGGCGCTCAATGATAGCGTCCACCCGAAAGGGGAGCACTCGATGGGCGCGTTGGTGAGCTACGGCGCGACCGGTGTAACGATAGAGCGGTGTTTGTTTGCGTTCAACTTTCAGCGCAACCCGCTGGTAATGGATGGTAGAGTCGATTTTGTGAACAATCTCATATCCGGATTCGTAACGAGTCCACAATTCGGGGATGCGCAGGTTAACGACGGAGATATGAGTCGCGTCAACTTCATCGGGAATCACATTGCGCACTGGTATTATGGTACATATTGTCGCGGCACAGTCTTGAGCTATCACGAGGAACCACGCTTGAGTCTGTGGCTCGAAGGGAACACGGTTACAGATGTTCCCTTCGAGCAGCAGAGCGACATAGTGCAGCGGTTGTTCGCAGAAAGCGACAACTTGCAGATCAGCGATTTTCTCGCAAACGAGAGATTCGATACACTGAGCCAGACCGCTGATCCGATGGATGTATCGGATGTATTTGGTTGTGTTCTTGCCAACGCCGGAGCAACGCTCCCGGCGCGGGATGCCGTTGATCAGCGGATTGTAACAGCGGTCCAGAATCGCACGGGATCAATCATAGATGATCCCTCGGAGGTCGGCGGCTGGCCCGATTTGACACAGGAGCCATAATCGCGGTTGTGGTCCGACGGTAAAGAGAGGATTGAATGGCAATCGGGAGTAACTCATACGGTAGCGTGGCCGAGGTCGAGGCCCTGGTTCAGCGGTACACTAATGCGGGGTCATTCGATGCCACTACACGCCCTACCTCGACTCAAGTCGAGGCAATGATCGATCGCGTCTCCGGTATTGTCAACGTCCTATTGGCCGAGGCTGGGTTCTCGATTCCCGTCTCCCAGGCCGATGCAAAGCTGGCGCTGGACGATTTCGTGATCAATCAGACGGTCCAGTTGGTTCACGCGGCGAACGGTGCCGGACCTTTCGCCCCGGGTAGCGAGCAGCTCCGCACCTCGACGCCGATGAAGATCATTATCTCTGAGGCGACTGACTTCATCCTCGAGCACGCCATTGGGTTCGAGGCGCTGGGTGCTACCCGCTCCCGCCATCTTACCTATGGTCTGAAATGCCGTCTGGAGGATGCGGCCGGTGACGACCTGGTGCCGCCCTTCCACCGCGAAATGATCGATCACGAGATTGTCGACTGGGACCCGGCCGATGAGTGATGCAGCGATTCAGGGCTACATTCAAAATCTGCTCCAGGCGGAGGCGTTGTTCGCCGATGCGGATGTCACGCTGGGCGATTACCGTGTTCTGGACAGCGGGGGCGCACCCTATGCGGTGATTCTGCCGGGTAGGATCTTTCAAGCGCGGCGCGCTGGAGATTGGTCTCAGGTCCAGTTTATTTGGGAGCATACGGTCGATGTCATCGCGCGCTTCCTGGGCGATGATTATAGCGATCTGACCACGGCTCGGCAGACGGTCGTGGATGCAATCAACGAAAATCCTACACTGGGCGGTCAGAGCGGGATCTCCGGCGCCCACGTCAGCGCGGCGACGGAGCCGCGTTACATTCGTCCCGCAGGGCAGTCGGACGCGTTGCCGACGTTCACGTTTAGCCGAGTTACGGTCCGGACCGTGGAGGATGTCGTCTACGCCGGAGGGGGAGAGTTCGCGTGATCATCGCTTGTATCATCGCGTTTAACGAGGAGCGGATGCTCCCAGGATGCCTGGAAAGCATTCAGGACCAGGTCGATCGGATCGTGGTGGTGGATGGGGCCTACGCCCATTTTCCCCACGACGCACCCTACAGCACGGACGTGACGCGGGAGATCGCCTGGTGCTACGGCGCCGAGTGGATTCCCTGCCCCACCGGCGACGATGGGCAGCCGGTGGCCTGGGAGAATCAGATCGTCAAGCGGAGCGCGTACCTGGTGGGCGAAGATGGTGACTGGTACTTTCACATTGACGCCGACGAGCGGCTGGTGGGTACGCTGCCCGAGCCCGAGGACGGCCAGCACTATGCGTTCCGCATTCATACGCGGGATCTCCGCTGGACGTGGGTGCCACGGCTCTGGCAACACCGAGGCCGGATGCGCTACGAGGGCTCCCACAATGCGCTTTGGAGCGATGATCGGCTGATCAACCTGCCTGGCGCCGTGCGGGTGAGCCCTGAGCTGTGCCGCTTCATCCACCTGAGCCACTTGCGGAACGTTAAGCGGCAGCGGGATAAGGCGGCGTTTCTGCCGGGGAGGTACGAGCGTGAGCGAGCATTCAGACAAAAGCACGGCATTTAGGGTCTTTCGGTTCGTGGGGCCGCCTGGGGCGTATATGAACGGCGTCCCGGCCCGCGATCTCTATCCCGCCGACCTGATCGAGCTGGAGCGGCGGGAGCGGATCACGCCGGAGATGATCGCGGCGTCTCCGCTCTACAAGGCAGACGATCTGGTCGAGGTGGAGCCGTTCTGCGGCGCCCCCACGGCCTCTGGGCGCTGTAAAGCGTCCGTTTTGGTCTGGGGGATGCGCTGCGCGGCGCATTCTGCCGACAGCGAGGCTCTGAGAGGCTCGCTCCTGGAAATCCGCGGCGTGGGACCGGAGACGGAGGCGATTTTGCGCGAGTTGGAGGTCAAGGACGTTGATGAGCTGGCGAAGATGGACGATGATCAGCTTCACGAGCTGGCCGAGTTGATTCCGCGCGTCAGCGTGCGGATGTTATTCGATTGGCGAGAGCAAGCAAGGAGGTTGAGATGGGACTAAAAGCGTTTCGCAGGATTCAGATTAGCAATCCGGAGGACACCGTCGGCACGGCCGAGGCCGCGGTGGAGATTCTGTACGGTACGATGAGTTTCAAGCCGGGCCTCATCATCCATCAGCCGGATGAGGATCGGAACAACCTGGCGGCGAACGTGGCCGATGATCTGGTGGTCGGAAAGCTGGTGGAGCTCAACTGGCAGGGCGATCTCAACTTCCGCCACATTATCTGGGCGCTGGCGATGTCGCTATGCGGGAATATCACGCCCACCCAGCCTGATCCAACCAACGAGCCCAATGCCTATCTCTGGACGTTCACCCCAGCGCTCACGGCACCCAATACGCCCGACGAGAGCGACGGTATCGATACGTTCACTATCGAATATGGCGACGATACGCAGGCCTATGAGGCCGAGTATTGCTTTGCTACTCAGATCCAGATCAGCGGCGCACCCAACGAGCCGGTCAAAATCAGTCTCACGATCAACGGCCGGCAGGAGACCGATACCACGTTCACCGCAGCGTTGACGGCTCAGACGGTCCAGCGGGCGCCATTCAACAAGGCCAAGTTCTACATCGATACCACGTGGGCCGGGCTGGGTGGGACACAGAAGACCGGGTTGCTCCGTGGCTTCACCTGGACGCTCGATACGATGTTCAAGGCGTTTGTCACAGCCGACGGCAATCTCTACTTTGCCAGCGTGGTCGAGGATAAGAAGAACCCGGTGCTGGAGCTCACCTATCGCTGGAACAGCGACTCTGACAGCGAGAAGACGAAGTATGAGAACCGCACCGACGCATTCCTTCGGATCGAGATCTGGGGGGAGAGCGAGCTCGACAGCGGCCAGGACAACCTGCCGTACCTGATCCTCGATCAGTGCGTGCGCTACACCGACTGGCCAGAGTTGAGCGACGAGGAGGGTGCTTCCACCGTTAAGGTGACGGCTGAGGGGCGATACGATGCGACCGGTGCCAAGATGTTCGAGGCGAAGGTGCTGACCGATCTGGACGCATATCCGACATAGATTGTCTAGTTCAATAAGGGGGAATTGACATGCCACGATTCATAATCGATGAGACGAAGGAGATCCAGGCACCCTGGTGGGACGAGGACGAGACGGTTGTGATCAAGAAGTTCAGCTACGGAGACCGGCAGAAGCTGGCCGGATCCGCTGTTCGGATCGACCTGGTCGATAGCGGGAACGGGAAGCCCGAGGCGCTGACTGACGTCCAGGTGGCTACGATGAATCTGGCTATCCTGGAGCTGGCTATCGTCGACTGGACGTTCAGGCATCCGACCACGGGCAAGAAGATCCCGGTCCGCCGGCAGTGGATCGAGGCGTTGAGCGAAGAGGATGGCGACTTCATCCTGGCCGAGATCAACGCCTACAACCCACGGCGGAAGCGGTCGAAGGAAGAGCAGGCCTCCTTTCGAGGAGCTGGTCGAGGTGGCGTGCCGGGAGGGGACGGCGCTCCCGCCGGAGATGAATGATATCGTGGTTCTCTTGGAAACCGGATGGTCCTGGCAGGAGCTGCAGGCAACACCTGAGTGGGTGATCCGCGATCTGAAGACGCTTCTGAAGAAGCGAGCATTGATCGCTAGGGAGCGCAGGCGTGCCCAGGAGGCTCTGGCAGGGTGAAGTATAAGGCGGGCTTCCAATGGAAGCCCGCCCTGCATTGTTTGAGAGGTAGGGAATGGTCAGCACCGCAGCGTTAGAACTAATCTTACAAGCCAGAGACGAGGCGTCTGGTATCATCGACGGCTTCGGTGGTTCCCTGGGTGGCTTGGGTAGCATCGCTAGCAGTGTCGCCACTGGTGGCTTAGCCCTGGTGGGCACGGCTGCGGCCGCGGTAGTCACCGGTGCCGTGGCGGGCGGCGCGGCTCTACTCAATTTCTCCCAGAACGCTGACCAGGCGAT